CATATATCGACACGTTGACCATTCACGGCGGCTCCGTTGAAATTTTCAGTAATATCCGACACAAGTCTGTCCAATATCGTTTTGGGGATTGTACAGCCCCACATGTCATCCTTACTGAACGTTTCGTCGTCATCATAATCTATCGGCACTACCGTTTCGTACAGACAGCTGATGGCATAGGCGGCATGAAGCATATATGGACGGTCACTGATTTCCCACGGCTCGTTCAACAATAGGTGGAGGTCAGATTCGCTGTAATTAGTGTATTGTGCCATCGTCAGCTCCTTTCACTAAAGTCATGTGTGGATTCTTTTTGATTTCATCCACCTCATTTGCCATTGAGTTTGCCAAGTTGTTGATTGCATCCAAAAGGTCATCAGCATAAGGAGAAGGGTTGCCAAGGATGTTGAGCACGTTGAGCTTCAGGATATTGTACAATGCTGTACCAAGCTCTCCTTCAGTCTGGTGCATACACGAGAACATGGACATTGCGTTGTGTTCGATATTTCCATGTACTACTGCACCGCATTTGCCGTCCTTATGCACCAAGACAACAGCATCAGAATCCTTGTCGATGGTTGTCATTACTTTTTCCAATAATTCGTTGATTTTTCCTTCCATAATATTCGCTTTTTAAAATTAATCTATAAGTTTCTTGAAATTTGACTTGATGGCTTTCATGTGCCTGTTGATGCTGTAGATTATATTCCTTTGTTCTTCCGTTGCCGATTTGCTGTATTTCTTTACAAAATCGGATATTTCCTCCAGTGCATTAAAGTAATGCTTCAACATTTCTTCATTGTTGTCGAACGGAACTCCTATAAACGCACTTTCGGATACCCATTCAAACCTGAACGGACGTGTATGGCATAGTACGAACCCCGGTTCTGAAGGCATTGTTATATTTGCCAGTGTACCGATCGTGTCATGCTGCATACATGCTTCATGGAATGACATGGGCTTTGCAGTGACCACTTCAGTGATTAGATAACGTTTCATAAGGATTCGGTTAGATGTTTAATAAAGAACAATGCATCTTCTTCATTGTCAAAGATGGCAGGCTTGTCGGTCAGTTCGCCATTTTCATCGAGACATTTCTTTGACATCGGCTGGAACTCATGTATAAAGTTATACTTCACCTCAACCATTACCGCAATCTGCTTGTTGTTCTTTTCAGAATAGACCGGCATGATTCGGTACTTTGTTTTGAACCATTCTTTCATAGGCATAAATGTTATTATTCAACACTGCCTTCATCAATTGTTATTTCGTTCTTGTTTATAAAAAACTTGCAACGTTCATTTCCGACCTTCCAGGCTGGAGGAACCTGGTTGTAGGCTCCTATATGGTCGTTTTCCAATTCAATTCTATATCTTACACAATGGTATCTATCGAAGCATCCACGGGCTGAACACTTGTTTTTATTCTTGCTGACATTCAGCCTCGTATATCCCTTTTGAGTGATTTCCACCATTGTATTCGGCAGCTTGTCTCTGAATACTTCAGGAACCTTGCCTATAACCCATATATCGTTCGATTTGGTTACACTCAAGTCGGGTCTCATGAAATACCTGACCTTGCCTTGGCCTCCCAATATCATTGATTTGTCTTTCTTTTCGACCTTCGGGAATATCCTCAAACATTGGTTGTTCACCACCTCCATATATTGTGGAGGTGACTTGATGATGGTCTTCCAGTATGCACAATTGTAGCATATACCTTCCTTGACCATCAGCCTTACAATCTTGTCTTTCTCGTCATAACCATCCATGAAATATTTTCCGTTGCAACAGACACAACGCTTCATTCCCTTGAATATTCCTCTGTCCTTGTTTATTATCATTTTCTAAATTTCAATCATGTGGTATATGTTCGCTATTTCCTCATCACGTATTCCAAGGTAAACCATGGTGGTCTCGATGTTCCGGTGCTTGAATATTCTGTTGAGGTAAAGCAACGATTCATTGGTTCTTCCAGACTTTTCATATACATAGCGTCCAAAGGTCTTTCTGAACGTATGGGTACTGAAGTGTTCTATGTTCAACTTGTACTTCTTGACAAAGCCCTTCAGCATTCTGTTTATATACTGGATATTGACCGATTTTTCCGAATTCTGTTGACCTGCAATGATATAGCTCGTCTTGTTCGGTCTGCCCATTCTTTTATACAATGTGTTGAGATGGTCAGAAGCATTGTTTCCAATCGGGATGATATGTGTCTTGTTTGTTTTCTTAGCCGTTACAATGATATTCTTTTGGTCAAGAACATCTATCCAACGCAGTCTTCTTACGTCAGAAAAACGAAGTCCAGTACAGAAGGACAAGATACAATAGCAAGCCCACCAGTATTTTTCTTCATCGATAAGGGTCTGCACCAGCTTCTGATAATCGCTGAACGGTAAATAGTCCGATGTTGTAATACTTCCTTTCAAACTCATAATTATTCCTTTTTAGTTCGTTATATCTGCAAATGTATGTGCAAAAAGTGAAACAACAAAATAATTTTAATTATAACACGGTTAATTTAGGTTAAAACAAATATAATTCACTGGGAATTAGGTTATTAAACATTTTAGAAATTTGTTTCTTCACGTGCGTACCTTATAAAAAGAAAGAGGCAGCTTCACAGCTACCTCCAACCCAATTAATTTATTGATGAACTAAACTATTTTACACCTGAATGTCCGAAACCACCGTTACCACGTGAAGTTTCTTCTAGCTTTTCTACCAAGTTCCATTCTACCTCTTCATGGCTTGTAACTACCATTTGGGCGATTCTGTCACCAGGAAGAATATTGAAATCTTCGGCTGAAAGGTTAATCAGGATTACTCCAATATCTCCGGTGAAACCGAAATCTATAGTGCCTGGGCTGTTCAAACAAGTGATTCCGTGCTTTACGGCCAGTCCTGAACGTGGTCTAATTTGCGCTTCATATCCTTTGGGAAGAGCGATATGTAACCCGGTAGGAATTACTTTACGCTCCATCGGTTTTAATACGATCGCTTCTTCAATGTTTGCTCGCAAATCCATACCTGCCGAACCTTCGATTTCATATTTGGGCAATGGATTCTTGCTTTTGTTTACAATATCTATTTTCAACATATTCTTATCTATTTTTTGTTTTCAATTGTTTTAAGATAATCGCTTTCCAACATGACGGTAGACTTTAGCATCTTTCGTGTGCTGTAGATTTTTCTGTCAACACCGATAGCAGCATCAAATTCAAATAGAGTAAGGGTTCCAAGGTCGTCAGGCTCTATCTGAAAATCTGACGGCACGGCTCTCCAGTATCTTCCGTTTACCGAAATGATGTCCCCGTATGCTGCCTTTATCAATGACTGCCTCAATGTCTTGGTTATCGTGGCTGCTTCACTGATTGACTTGAACATTGCACACAGAATATAGGTTGCGTCAAAGGCTACTATTTGGGTGGGATTATTGTTTATCTCCTTCTTCATCTTGCTTTGCACGGTTTTTAATGATGTCTGCCAGCACTTCTGACGGCAACCTTTCGGCAGCTGCGGCATATACGAATCCATCACTATATGCGACACCGCTTGTCATTACGTCGCTTATTAGTCCGTTGAAATACACGAGCATTTCTGGATTTGAAAAAGCTAAAAAAACAAATACCAGTTCGGCTGCTATCAAGATATGACCATTGGTATTCTGATAGAACAATTCAGATGTCTTTCTGTTCTTTGCCCTTGCAAGAAGTTCAATGTATCTCTTGTTTGTTCTCATGAACATCTTGTAATCGATTTGTTCAAGCTCGTTCTGTTCAAAATAGGCCGTGTAGTCGAATACAACCTGGTCATTTCCAACTTCACCGAAGAACAATCCGGCTGCTTCAGGAATAAGCTCGTCAGCAATCTTTGCTTCCTTACTGAGTGTATTGGTCTTATAATCCATAGTTTTCAAAAATTTTGTCTGAACGTTCAGAAAGGTTGTTGAATGTCATCGGGTCAAGATAGAAGTTTCCAGCCTTGTCATACTTAACATTGGTCACTGCAATGTCTTCTTCTTTATTGCCATCATAACCCAAAATCGCCTTTGCACGCATTGTTGCATCGGCAGGGTCATTTGCAGGAATAAGGAAAGTTCTCTTTTCATCCTTTTCCTTGGCTTCCTTGTCACCGAAAACGATTGTGTCCACGACATAAAGACCATGGCTTTCGTCTTTGAAGAAGCAGTTGAGTCTTCCATAGGTCAAAGGGGTTGTGTCATCGTCACAGTCTACCAATGAGTTGATGTAGATGTCATCGGCTGCAAACTTGCACTTGATGATTTCGTACACTGCCGGACAAAGCTTGTTCATGCTGTAGGTCTCAATCAGCTTATTCAGCAAGGCTTCGGCATTTGTATAGTTCACGCACTCAACCAGGATTTCTTCCTTGATTTTTTCGATTTCGCCACTTGATTCGTTTTCCGCTTGGTAGGCGACTTTCAAACGGTACATTTGGTTAATTGCTGTCATATAATTTGTGGTTTAAATATGTACTATCATTATATAATAGTTTTGGGTGTATAGTTAGATTGGATTGTTTAACATTTGAAGTTTGGTTATGTACTTGATAATCAACTGAAAAATTATTGAAAATTTTTTGATTTGATGTATATTTTAACATACCCCTTGATGTTCAGGTAAAGGCTGGTGTAATGTACATGCTGTCTATTAAGAAATAAAAAAACATTACATTATGCGTAAAAGAACAGAAAACAATTCGAATGGTCAGTTTTTCACTGACGAAGCACTTGTGGCTCATTATAACATTGTGAAGAAGACGATTCAGGAATATACCGAAGAACTGACCCGTAGATGTCAATTCAAGAGTATCGTCAGTCAAGTGGAAGATGGAACTGTACTTGATGACCGCTCACGTCTTATTGACCTTTATGATTCATGCTACATTCAGAATGCCCATCTGCAAGGTGTAATCGAAACCTTGTATTCGCAACTGATAGGCAAACGATACATGATGGCAAGGGAAGATGCTAACGGAAAGTGGATTCGTGACCCTAAAGAATCGAGAATCTGTCAAGGCACTCAGTTTGAAAAGATTATCAGAGGGGTTGTTGAAGCGTATCTTTATGGCTATACATTAATTGAAATCATGCAGGAAGTTGACCCTGACACTGGTAAGTTGAAGGAAGTGAACTGCATCGAAAGAAGATGTGTGCTTCCTGACCAACAACGTGTAGTGAAGTATTGGCACCGGTGGAACCCTGGATGGGACTTGAACGCCGAACAATACAAACATAATTATGTCCTGATTAATACCGGAGGATTCGGATTGTTTGCTGCTACAACACCCTTGATTCTCGCTCAGAAATATACATTGAGTAATTGGGTGAACTTCAGCCATACTTATGGTCAACCGATTATCCATGGAAAGACTGGTGCTGAAGACAACGAATCACGCCAGAGACTTGCAAACAAGATTGCATCGGCAGCACAGAACAAGGTTTTGGTGACTGGTAAAGATGATGAAATTGACATCAAGGCATTTACTATGTCCAACTCAGAAAAGATTTATGATTCACTTATCCATTATGTAAACAAGGAAGTTTCAAATCTTATTCTAGGTTCTGAATCTATGGCTGGTGGTATGCAGTCCTATGTAGGTTCCACCAAAGCTCATGAAGACATTTTCCGTGCTAGAATCAACACATACAGAACCAACGTGGAGAATATCATGAATGAACAAGTTCTCCCGATTCTGAAGTATTGGAAAATCATTTCCCCTGATGTGTTCTTCAAATACAGCAATAAGATTGAAATGTCTGATGAGAATAAAATCAAGCTCTATGATATGCTTACCAACAAATACGAAATCGATGCTGAAGAAATCAACAAGGAATGGGGTATCGAAGTCGGAAAACAACGAAATTTCGAAACTGGCAACAATGGCTCAACTGTTGGTGGCGGTGATGATGACCCGGATGGAATTGTCCGCATGAGTGATGAAGAGTATGAAAAACGTTATGGTCATCCAAGAAACAAGATAAATTTTCTGTCAGGGGTGCAATAAAAGGCGGTTGCACCTCTGAACTCTCCAAGAACATACAAGCTTCCATGACTGATGAAGAAAAACTTCAGCATGAAAGCGAGTATAAGGAGTTGCTTGCCTTGTTTATAGCTTTACTGAAGAACATCAATTCCGATACGAAGGAAGAAGCATTGTATGCGCTTGCAGAATTGAGAGCGGAATTGGCTATCAACCACGCTTTCAGAGGATTGAACATTGATGTGGATGAAGCGCTTATGCTTCTTAAAAATATGAATGACGAGAATCTGACCCAGCATGATAAGGATTTGCGTGACCGTATAATTGCAGCTGTAAACAATCTCATTGATTTTGCCGTATGTGAAGAATACCAATTGTATCAGGAAGTTCTTGAATTATGCGATGACGATGAGATAGACTTCAATTCGGAAGAATATGAGGAACTGGAAGCATTGTGTGAAAAGTATAATGATACTTATGCTGCAATCGAGAACTCGGACATTGAATATGCAGCTATGGTCGCCGGACGTTGGATAGGTATGGGCAGCCGTGACTATGTGGTCTATTGGACACAGAATGACGCTAAAGTCCGTCCTTGGCACATGGAACTCCAAGGGTATGCAGCACCAAGAGATGAATTTCCTTCCTGGATGATACCGCCTATTGAGTGGAACTGCCGTTGTTTCCTTGAAGTTCTTGATGTGAGGGCAAAACAAGCTGATGTCAAGAAAGTCATGGGTTCTGCAAGTAAAATTCAGAAGCCTAAACAACTGAGTGACGTGTTCAGTGAATCATTGGCTACTTGTGGCAGGATATTCGGTCCATCACATTCATACTTCCAGGTCAAGGAAGAGGATAAGGATATGCTGCAAGGTTTTGTTACACGCATAAAGGAACAATACTATGGCTAAGAAGTTTGACCCCTCAAAATACGAATATAGTAAAGCCACCGGAAAACTTTATGTTAAAGGTGGAAGCGAAGTGACCAACCCCAGGGTACTCAAACAATGGAGAGAATCCATGGGGCATGTTCAAGGCACTGTCAGGACTAGAAGTAAGTCACTGGCAATGCCTTCAAAATACAACAAGTTTTTCAATTCATCTTCTTTAAAAAGTGACAGTTTTATAAAAGCTTCACGTCCACTTGGTTTGACTGGTGGTAAGAACCCCGAATATGGATGGCATCGTGCTGTTTATGGAAAAGTTGATAGCCCGACAAAGGATTCTTCTACAAGGCAATGGGGTTCGATGCGCAACCAACTTAGCAAGAAGGATATTGGAAAATCAAGCATTGGTAAGGGCGTTATATTGCATGGCAGTAAGGAATGGACAAGACATCTTCAAATCGCCATTCATTACATGCAAGTAAACGCTGAAAAGTTTAGGGTTGTCGTTGGTCACAGGGCAATAAAGGTCTTCCAGGAGTCATTCAAGTATCAACAGTTTTGGTCAACCGGGTCACATAAATGGCCTGCATTGTCAAACTATACTTTGAAAAAGCGAGCAAAGAGAAGAACCGGTTCAAGAATATTGAAAGAGTATGGCGATCTGTATCGTTCAATCAAATTGAATGAAAATGAGAGCAAGGGACTTACACGTATTTATACTGATATTGTAAAAGCGAATCCTTCACATCATAAGAAGCTTTCTGTCTGTTATGCTGGCTACCACAATAATCCACGACCAGGAGATACTTATGGCAAGGGCTTCAGAGGCAGACGACCAAAACCATATATCCAAAGACAATTCATGGGTCACTCAGACAAGATTGACACATTCGCATTGTCCATCATGAAGCAATATCTGTTCGATAATGTATTCTTAATCAAGAAGGTATAGTCTATTATCAATAAAACAGATAAAGATGATTGTAGACAAGAAAGACAATAAGGTCATCAGTGGTAACAAAAGCAGTGCAACAGCCACCAAGAAGCCCGTCAAGCAAGAACCTGTTCCAGTTCCGATGCAGGTTGAAGCGAACGGACCGATTGATGTGTTGACTGCCATGAAGGAAATACTCAGGAAAGTCACTTGGGAATATGGCGTTCCCGATAGTCCTGCCATATTCCGCACAGTACAAGTCAGTGACGGCCAGTATGAAAGAATCATCAGCCCGAATGGAAACCTTGAAGAAACGATAGGATTTCCTGCTGCTTTTGTGCATTTCATCGAATGGAGATACTTGGTGCAACAGGCACGTATCAATGAAGGACGTGCCACATTGAGAATCAGATTCATTCTGAACAGATTGAACAACCATGATGAAGGTCATGACATGGACGTGTATTACGTTGCTGAACGTATACATCAGACCATTCAGGAAAATGTACCGAATTATCCGTGCTTGCAGGAACGCTGTCAATTGCAGTACATCGACCCTATGGAAAGCTTTGATGATGCCTTGCAGCCTTGTTGGATGACTTATGAAGTGTGGTTCAAGCAACGGAACATTTGGGTGACACGGAACAAGGTTTATAAGAAGTTCGTATGCCCTCCTTTTACTAATCATGCCGACCAGGACAAAACCATTGAAGGCGTTAATCCTGAAGGACATAACAACCTCGACCATCCTAAAAAATACGATGAAGCTACGGGCTTTATCGGATAACGTGAAATTTACAGCAACCCCCTGAAAATAAGGTTGTTGTAAATTTTTTATCCATAAAAATAAAAAATCCTTACTATTATTAATAAACAAAATCAAAATGGCAAACAAAGAGTTCAAATTCATTAAGGGAAAGTGTTGCGCTGGAAGCCCGGCTGACATTTGTTTCTACACCGATGCGGACTACTGGAGTGTCGATAGTTTCTTGTGGGAATTCGACTACCTTGTCAATTACGTTAACCCGTCAGAAATCCGAATTCATATCAATTCAGCTGGTGGCAGTTGCGTGGAAGGTATGAGCGTCTTTTCAAAAATCATGGATTGCAAGATTCCTACAAAGTGTATCAACGATGCTCTTGCAGCCTCTATGGGGTCAATCATTTGGGCAGCTGGCGATGAACTTTACATGAAAGATTATGCGCTTCTGATGATTCACAACCCATTCTGTGACAACAATGGTGAAAAGGAATATACGCAAGTTACTGATGCCTTTACCCACCAGCTCAAAACAATCTATATCAAGCGTTTCGGCCTGAGCGAAGAAGAAGTTCAGGACATCATGGATGGTAAGGAAGGAAATGACGGAACATTCCTTAATGCCGCCCAAGCTGTAGAAAAGGGTTTTGTCAAGGCTGAAAATGTGATTGAAACACCTAAAGCAATCCGTGACCAAATTCAGGCTGCTTTGAAGGATGTCAAGGATGTATCGAAAATCAAGGCTGTACTGGGCTTAGCCACTCCACAATTCCAACCGGAAACTATTAACGAAAAAGATAATAATCAACTAAAGTTTACAAAAATGGAAAAGAACGAAATCAATGTTATCGCCGCCCTCTTCGGTTTGACTGGAGAAAAGGCAACAGCTGAAAACGTATCTGCTCAGATTGCTGACTTGAAGGCTAAGGCTGAAAAGTACGATGGTCTTGTAAAGTCTTTCGAAGATACTAAGAATCAGTTGACTAAGGCTCAAGCAGAATTGGCTGGTGCTCAGACATCGGTTAAGAACTTGACAGCCGACTTGGAAAAGGCTAATGCTTCATTGAAGCAGTACAAGGACGCAGAAGAAGCTGCAAAGACAGAAAAGGTTAACGCCCTCATTGACAAGGCAATCGCTGAATGCAAAATCAATCAGGACGAAAAGGAAACCTACATCAAGATTGCTCAGAACGACTTCGCTCTTGCAGAAAGCATCTTGGCTAAGATTCCTGCACGTGACAATCTCGGCAACATCGTTTCTGAAGCAAACAAGGGTAAGGCTGAAGCTGAAATGAAGACAGCTGAAGAACAAGTCAATGCAAAGGTTGACGAAGTTGTAGGAAAGGACTTCAAGTTCCGTACACTCGACTAAGAAATACAAGTTTTAATCATTTAAAAATCATAGAAAATGGGTGCATTTACTTTTAATGCAGGTCAGAGTAACTATACTGGTGAGGTTTTAGCGGACCTCCTGACCTACACCGCTCAAGAGAACGAGACTTATAAGGAAGGTCTTATTCACATCAAGTCTGGCATTCAGAAGAAGTATGCTCTTCCTAGTGTTCAGCTTGGCAAGATTATCCAAGACCATGTGGCAACTCCTGATTCCAGCAAGTCAGTGGGTCAGTACGAATTTGCAGAACGTTACTTGGAACCGAACGATTTCATGGTTTACATGGAATTCAACCCACGTGACTTCGAACAATACTACAAGCCATTCCAGCCGAACGGCAACTTGGTATTCCGTGAATTGAATCCGAAGGTTCAGTCAACCATGATTCGTTTGTTGTTGGAACGCAAGGTTGAATATATCAACCACGCTATCTGGTGTGCTGCAACTCCTACAGAAGCTGCCAAGGTTGCAAGTGCTGACGGCAATGTTGCTGCCGGTGCTACAGAAATCGGTAGCGAAGATGCTGCTGGTCCAATGAAGTACTTCAATGGTGCCATCATGCGTATGTTGATGAACGCTGCCGCTCCAGCTGAATCGGAAGATGCAAAGTGCGGTCAAATCAAGGTTGCAGGTACTGGTGCATTTGCTGACGGTGCAGCTGTTGAAGCTGAATTGTACGCTATGTGGCAGGCTACTGAACCGAAGGTACGCAAGAAGCAAGGTTTGGTTATCTTGATGGACTACAAGTCTTGGGATGCTTATAACAAGTACTTGTCAGACAAGACATTCAAGTACAACGACAACCGTGATGAAAACCAGCATCGTTTCCAGGGCAAGCGCATCATCCCTATGACTGCATTGCCTGATGATACAATCCTCATGGGTTGCTTCACCACTGGAATGGATTCTAACCTTTGGATGGGTGTTGACTATGCAAACGATGAAAACGTACTTCAGGTTGAAAAGCTCCAGGCTAACTCTGAATTGTACTTCTTTAAGATGCTCATCAAGATGGACATCAACATCGTTCGTCCGAAGGAAATCACAGCTCACATTCCTTTCAAATACGCATAAGTGAAACCTGGCAAGGAGGAGCTTGAATCCTCCTTGTCTTAAACTTTACAATTATGGCAAGAACAAGCAAAGAAACCGCACCTGCAATTGAAGAAACAAAGGTAGAAGGCATGGAAGCAACAGAACAGACTGCTGAACAAGCTGTTGAAACACAGAAGGAAAGCAAGAAGAAAGATGAAATTCCAGCTAAAATCGTTGACTTGATGAAACTTTATCCTCAATACAAGGAGTTCTATGTTACTCCTGAAGGATTTGTTCATCCGGCAGGTGTTCCAGAGTATTTGCGTAAGGGCGCAACTCTGTACCAAAACAAATTTTCTGACAAATAAATAATTACTCACAATGGCAACAAATACTAATTTAGGCGGAGTGTTCACCACCGATACTGATGGTGCTTTCGTCAACAATGTATACCTTAGCACAGAGAACGTTGTTGGTATCATCTTCGATGCATCAGTCGTAGGCGGTATCGAAAAGGCTCTCGGTGAAGGTGTAGCCGCTCAGACATTTGCCAACGGAAACGTTGTGGAACTGAATGTACCGAAAGATGCCGTTGAAGCAGGTATTGACGAGACTGTATTGGGAGGTGTCGTTAAGTACCATATTGACAGCTTCTTTGCTCTTGCTGGCGGCAATCAGAGACTCTTTGTCTCGTTCATGGACAGCGATGTTGACACTGAGTTTGAAGCGGTTGAAAAAATGCAGCTCGCTTCAGGTGGTATCTTGTACCAAATCGGTGTATGGACTGGCAAGGCTATTGCTTCCAAGAGCGAAGACGGCAATTACACTGTAGATGCCGGCAATGTGTGTGCTAAGCTTCAGGCTATGGCTGAAGTTCTTGGTGGTAAGGTGGGTGTAACCAACTACGAAGGTAACTCTCCTTTGAACATCATTCTCAACGCACCGATCGTGAATGAAGCTGAAACAGACTTGAAGAAGCTTCCTGACCTCAGTGTATTGGATGCTCCGAAAGTTTCAGTAATCCTCGGCCAGGCTGCTACAGAAGCTGTACATAAGATTATGTACGCAGTCAACCATGTTTCTGAATCTGCTTCTTATGCAGTGGTAGGCAATATCGGTGCTGCTATGGGTTGTTTGGCTGTTGCTCCGGCAAACGAAAGTATCGGTCACGTGGCCAGCTTTAATCTTGCAACAGTTATGCAGGAAGCTGAACTTGGTTTCGGCAACCTTGTTGAAGACACTGAAAATGGTGTATATGCAAGTGAATCTTCTTTCACCAACATCAAGACAATCGGCTATACAAAGCGCAATGAATACATCCACAAGAAGGGCTTCATCTTCACAACCAACTACGATGGTTTGGAAAACAGCATCTTCTTCAGTGGCGACCAGACTTTGAGCGTGGGCGATTATCGTACTATCGCTCGTTGCCGTGTAATGCACAAGAGCCGCCGTGTAGTTCGCCGTGCGCTTTTGCCTTACGTCAACAGCAACGTTGAAGTGGATGTTACAACTGGTAGACTTTCTGCAACAGCTATTGCAAGCTTCCAAAACATTGTAATCGCCGCTTTGGATGCAAATATGGTTGAACCTGGTACTACAGTTCCACAAATCAGCGGACGTACTTGTACCATCGCAGAAGACCAAGATGTCTTGAACACTGACAAGATTGATATTGACTATCGTCTTATCCCTCTTGGCTGTGCTTCTGTTATCCATGTTACTGAAGGCTTCACTTCGACAGCCGGATAATGTCTAACCGATAAATTACTATATTACAATGGCAACGATTAATAATGTAGCATATAGTTGGTCAATGATTCAGCTTCAGACCAACTTGGCAGGTGAAAGCGAAAGCGCACCTATATTGGTTGACTGTACCGCTATTTCATGGAATACGGAACGTAAGATTGAACCTATCTACGGTCTTGGTGGTCAACCTCGTAAACGTGGTTTTGGTAACGTGACCTATGAGGCATCCATCACATTGCCTTATGGTACTCAGATTGCATTGCGTGAAAAGTCAAGTGACGGCACTTTGCTCGGTCTCGGTGAATTCAACTTGATTGTAAGCTGGGTAAATGACGTTGCAGCCAACGTTACAACAGAAACCGTAACTCTCGCAGGTTGTATTCTCGCTCAAGGCGGTATGGACGGCAACCAGGATGATACTTCACTCACTAAGGAATTCAACTTGCATCCGCATCGTATCTATACCGGTAAGGTACAAGCTAACCCTAAGATGAGTTGGTCTCACGAGCTTTACGGAGGAGCATAAACGGTTTAATTGCTTGTTTATACTATCAGGTGGGGCAGTCGGAAACGGCTGCCTCTTTTTTTATGTTTTTTCATCCGATAACTATTATATAGAGAAGACACGATTTGGTGTTTACTGAAGTATTAACAGATTAAACCATTGTATTATGCGTAATCAAAAAGAAAACCCGGCTGAAGAAAACGTTAATTCAGCAATGATGTTTACGGACATCGATGTTCCAGTGGAAGTGCGTGAAGAAATTGCCAAGAAAGCGGAAGAGTTGAAGAAAATCCACAATCTCCGCAAGGTGTTCGTTATTGTAGTACAAGGTGACGAAGATGATGACAAGCCTTTGTACATCGCTTATCTCCGTCGTCCGAACCTGATGCACTTCAGCCAGTACATGAACTTCGTTCAGAAGGACTTGATTCAGGCAAACAAGATGCTTGCTTCAAACGTGTTCCTCGCAGGTGACAAGGAATTGGTTGATGATGAAGAATTGTTCCTGTACGGCACAATGCAGCAATTGAACCGTATCATTGATGCACGTAACGCTGACATGGTAAAGAGATAGAGCGTTGCCGTATAGGTAAGGAGGATTACTTCAGGCAACGCTTCGCACTCACTGCATACTACTATCCTCAACTTGACATGCAGAACCTAAGTCTTGAAGAGTTTGCCTTCTGGTCTGAAAATGCCCAATGGATGCACTCTCAGATGATGATGGTACAGCAAACCAACGCATTAGGAGCATTTGCAGGTGGTGCAAGAAAATGACAATTATAGGAGCTGTGAACGGCTCCTATTTTGTTTTTATACTATTATAAAGAAAAAGCAAGATGGCGCATATAAGTTATATAAACACCGGTGTCAAGAAAGAACGTGACTTGACATTCAACATATCTACCGATGAAAGTATCGGTGGAATGCTTTTTGATATAAGCAGTTTTGAATCTCCATTCGTTGACTATCCTTTGGCTGCCCATAATTTCCGTGACGAAAAGGTGCAACGAATATACAATATGGATGATGCGAAATTGCTTGGAATCTCCAATGACGGCTTCCTAAACAATATGGTATATTATCATATAGCCCAGTTCTATAACTTTGTAGGTGCTGACCAGGAACTTTATATCGTACTTGCGGATTGTTCAAAAGGCTGGGATGTGCTTCAGAAAATGCAGCAAGAAACTAACGGCAAACTTTTTCAAGTTGGCGTATGGACTTCACAACCTATATGGACAAAAGGCAACGAAGGTTCCTTGGGTTTTACCAGTCTGATTACTGACCTTCAACTACAAGCTGATGAAATTTGCGGTAAGGTAGGTCAACGTACATACACCACCGTTCCATTGAACATTGTACTTTTCGGCAATTCCAATTATATAGATGGAGAGGAAGTGAACTACAAGAGACTTCCAAGTGCCATTCCTCTAAATTGTCCGAAGGTGTCTGTAGTGCTTGCTCAGAACGGAACAGAAGATGTACACGCAATGCAGCAATCAAATCCTAAACAGGCTCCAGTCAGTGCTATGGGTATCGTGATGGCTTGTCTTGCTGTATGTGGAGTGGAAGAAAGTATAGGTTCTCTACAAAAATGTGACCTGAACAAGAACGAGCAATTCAATTATCCTGAATTCGGTTTTGGAAAGAATTATTTGAGTATAGCTGATGTGAACTATATATGGGCAAATACCATCAGTTCCAATGGCTATATCATTCCGGTTGATTATGAAGGACTGGAAGCATCCTATTTCTTGTGCAATGACCAAACGTTGAGTGTGGGCGACTATAGTTCCATTGCCAACAATAGAGTTATGCATAAATGCCGTAGAGCCGTTTCTACAGCTTTGATTCCATATATCAACAGCCACCATATCTATACTCCAGGTACAAAGAACATCAGTGTAACATCCATATCCATCATCACTGATTCCATCAACACGATACTTGATTCAGCAATGAGGAACAAGTCTGGTCAGGAACAGATTGGAGGAAGGGTCGTCACGTTCCTTGAAAACTCAAATATCCTTGAAACTGATGAAGTTGCGTTGAGACTTTCAGTTAATCCGGTAAACTATAGCGGATATATTGAAGAAGAAGTTTCACATAACATGATTTAAGCACAACTCTCTTTCATATAAACATTTTTTGCATCCCCAGGTCGTTCTCGGCTTGGGGTTTTTTATGACTATTAATAAGTATAACTTTAACATTGTATTAATATGTCAGATGTAAAGAATTACATAGTCCAGTATGACATACGGGCTAATACGGAACAGGCCGCTACACAGCTTCGTGCAATAATGGAATCCATTGCCGGAGTTGAGGGACCTATGAAAACTCTCCAACAGACACTTGGTACTTTGAACAGTACTTTAACCCAGTTGAAGAGCAATCAGAACTTAGCATTTACTCCAACAATTGACACTACATCCTTTGATAGAAAATTAAAGGCAATGCAGATAAGTGTCAAAACTGCCGCTGATGAAATGGCAGCTACCATAAATAGGGCATTGCAAGGCAATACTGCTGTTGGAAAAGCTGCAAAAAATAGCTTGGGTAATGTTTTAGGTCCAAGAACAGCCAAAGACATTCAAAAGGATATTGCTGCATATAAAGAAAAGATTAATCAAATAATGGGTGCTCCCGACAAAAAGACCGGGAAACGCCATTTTGCTTTTGCAGACCTTAACGATGAACATAAAGCTCAAGTAAAGGCTTTGAGACAACAAATATCGAATGATAGCAAATTGTTGAAAGAAGCTGAAAAACTTGAACGACAAAATGCGGCAGTACAAACAAAGAGTGAAAAAACTGCTCAAAAAGCAGCTTCTAAGCCAACAGTTGCCACCAAAGCTCAAGCTGCACGACTTACCAATGTTACACCGGCAATAATTCGTGAATGGGGCAAAGTATTTGGCAATACAAAAGCCAAGTCATTGACTGTTAGCATTTATGGTAAAGCTGATGGTCCAAATGGAGCTATAACTGTAATCAACCAAGTAAAAACCATACTTGGTGAACTTGGCGCATTGGGTAAATTCGATATTATGCCCAAGCCAAATGCAGCTGCATTTACAGAAATTGAAAGCAAGTTAAGCAGTCTTGCTGCTCTCAGTAAGTCCGTAATGGCTCCTTTCACTGGAGATACGACCAAGAAACAAGGAAAGTCAAACACACTTGTAGGTCTCACTAAGGATGAACAGAAAAAACTGGAACAAGCAAGAGCGTCCGCTACAGATTACAAAAAGAAAATTGATGATGTACAGAGAAAGCTGTATGCAAACCAACAAAGGTATGACCAACAGCCAACTCCAGCATTAAAAGGACAAATAACCCGTGGAACCAAACTGTTGCAACAATATAAATTGGGTCTTTCGACTGCTCAATATGATATTCAGCAACTTCAAGAAAAAGCTGCTCCAGCTGTACAGCCCACAACAAAAATTGCACCTTTAACCATCAATGTTGTCGGTAATCTCACCGGCGTTAACAATGTAGGAAAAGAGTTTCCTGTAAATGTTATCGGACAGATACAAAAACTTCAGCCACCAGCAAATGCTGAAATTCCAATAGCTGTTAAGATAACGGCAAGTCAGGTCAACCAATCATTGAAAGTGATTCCTAGACCTGAGCTTCCAGTCAGCATTAAGTTGATGTGGAATAAGGGAGCTATTGGCAAGCAGGAACAGCTAAAGGCTATACAAGATAAGGTTCCTCCAATCAATCTTGACCTTAATATCACTCCAGCATTGGAAAAGCTGGAAACATTCGTCGGTCAAGTAAAGGCTAGTAGCCCACAAACCATTACTCTTAAAGCAAGTGGTAGTGGAAGCGCAAGTGCAACTAACGGCGGTTCAGGAAGTACAACTACAACTGGCGGCAGCAACAAGAATGCTTCACAAAGTGCAGTCACTTCAAAGATGCACAATTCAGCTCTTCCATTTGCAAGAAGTCAAGGCCAATTAAAGGCTGTGACAGACAATATTGGCTTTTTCAACAAAGCTTCGCAAATAACTGGAATACCACTCAGTCCTAATTTGTCTACTTTTGAAAGATTGACACTCTTTAATGAAGCTATAAATCAAATTGGTAAAGCGGATGAGAAAATTCCTTGGGCATTGCAAGATGAAAGAAACAAACTGGAAGCAGCGAGAGGCAATGAGTTAAATAAACGGGCTGAGGGATATAAGAAATCTTATGCACGCCATAAGAATGCTTTAAGAATGGCATCTATGACGTCTCATCAGAGCCAAATTAACACATTGAGAGCGCAAGCTTACAATTCATTCCTTCCATTTGTAAATGGTCAAGGACAAATGAATGAGCTTATGAAGTATCGAAGATTCTTCAAAGAAGCTGTTGCTCTATCGGGAATTAATCCAACAGCCAATATGTCATCTGCCCAAAAGTTAGCTTATCTCAAAACAACTTCGGAATGGATTGCCGCAAACAACAGACAAATTCCTTACCAATTGACTGATGAAATAAGTAAATTGCAGAACGCTATCAGCAAGGAAACTGAAATGCAAAAGCAACAAAAAAGTGTCACAAGCATATCTAGACACCAGAGACAAGCCGATGCATTAAGAACGAAAGCTTCCAATGCTCTTTTGCCATTTGCTAAAAATCAAAGCCAATTAAATGAGCTTATTAAATATCGTAAGTATTTTAAAGCGGCTTCTGTGTTTACGGGAATCACGCCAAGGGCAAATATGTCCGGTGCAGAAAAGCTTTGGCTTCTTAAAAGCGCAACGGAGTGGATGAAAATATCGAATCAGCAAGTTCCATTCCAATTTGTAGATGAAATTAAAAAGCTGGAAGCTGAGAGCAAGGCATTGGCAACGCAGACAAAACAGGAAAGAAAACAAAAAACTTTAGCAAGAGGTGCTGCAAGACATCAAATGCATGTAGCCCAATTGTCAAATGCCGTTCTTCCATTCGTACAGAATAAGGAGCAGCTAAACACCGTAGTAAAAAACTGGAAGTATTTTAGCAAAGCTATGACCACGACCGGCATCACGCCAGTCCAAGGCATTTCATCGCAAAACATGCTGAAGTACCTCCAAAGTGTATCACAGCTGATGCGGAAGGCAAATGTTCAGATTCCTATGCAGTTGCAGACCGCAATCAATAAGTTGCAAGCCCAAGTCCTTCAGGCAACTCAAGCTGCAACACAATTGGCTTCAGCGACAACGGCTGCAACAAAGGCTACATCAAAGATGCAGACCGTAAGGATAGCTGAAAAACCAGTATCTTCTTATGACAGAATAAGAAAATGGGCATATCCTTTCACCGGAAACACTTCTTTCGGTGCAACTACTCCTATGGCTGTTGATATGGCCAAGGGTATGGGTGTCATGTTTGCTGTAGGTGGTGCCATGTCAGCTGTAGGAAATTCATTCAGTGAAGCGATTGAATATCAGAACACGATGCGCACTACCAATGCCATCCTGAAGAATGGTACTGACACATATACACCTTCAGGATTTGCAAGCATGGAACGTACCGTTCGTGATGTAGGTATCAAGACAAAGTTCTCGGCTCCTGAAGTAGCCAGTGCAGCCCGTTTCCTTGCAATGGCAGGTTTTGACATAGAGAAAATCAAGCACTCCATCCAGCCTATTGCCGACCTTGCATTGATTGGTGATACTGATTTGGGTGAAACTGCCGACAAGATGACCAACATCATGACGACCTTCAATATTGCCGGCGAAAAGGTTCGTGAAGCTGTGAATATCATGACCACTACAGCTACACGTTCAAATACTGACTTGATGATGCTTGCTGAATCAGCCAAGTATGGCGGTGGTGTTGCCAGCTTGTATGGAAAGAATGACCCGAACCTATTTGCTGATACAATGGCTTTGTTCGGTATTATGGGTAATGCCGGTATTCAGGCTTCTTCTGCCGGTACTGCATTGCGTATGATGTATCAGAACATCTTCAAGCCGAACAAGAATCAACAGGCGGTATTGGATATGTTGGACAAGGTTTATGGCATCAAAACAATCAATGAAGATGACAGCTATCGTTCCATGTCTGACATATTGACTGAAATTGAACGATAGCTGTCA